AAACTTGAAGCTCTTCAGGTTAATCCTCAACTAACTGACGCTAACACTGCAACTATCACTATCACAATTCAGTCTTCTTTTTACGGGGCTTACACTATCTAATAACATAGGCCACTCTTTAAACGGAGTGGCCTATTAAATAAGGTCCATTATGGAACAAGAGATTAAACCGTTTAGCATGGGTTACGTTTTGCATATAACTGCAAAGCATATGAGAAAGAGTATTGATGTGAGTATTAGAAAGACCTTTGAGAGACTCCCAGAGTTTCAAGGAGATCAAGCAAAAGGTGAAGAGATCTTTATGACTCTTTCGTGCCTACATCAAATGAGAAAGCAAATAGATGACTTTCAAGCAGCAAATACTAATAAAGAGGGCAGTAATGCCACCATTCAAATCAAAGGAATTTAACATGTCTGGAATTAAAAGTCTCGTAGGTAAGCGTATCACCAAGAAAGTAAAATTCATGGGTGAGGATATTGTGATATCCAAGCTTTCCGTAGCCAATGTCACTGAGGTTCAAGCACTTGCAAAGCGAGTAGATAAGGATGCCAAGGCTGCTATTAAAGCCGCTGAGGAAGCTGCAGAGCTGGGTATCTCTCCTGACGACGTCGATGATATGGCAGGTCTTGAGATTATCCGCACAGTCATCCGTGCAGCCGTTGAAGGTGCATCTGAGTTGACTGATGAGGATTTTCAAGAGTTCCCTATGGACGAATTGTCTAATATCGCCAACGATATTATGAAATTCTCAGGTGTGGGCGCAGATACGGGAAAGTAATATTGACAGACGAAGAGATGTCTATATATGAGATAGCTCTCTTTCTCCATACACCTGTATATAAACTTGTTGAGATGCCGTATGAAGAACTCTTAGGTTGGTATAACTATCTTGACAGAAGACCTTATGAATGGAGAGCAGATGATAGGGCTAGTAAGCTACTTCAAGCGCAAGGTGTCAAAGAGAAGCCAGCTAGGTTGTTTGCATCTTTAAAAGCAATCTATGAAGGCAGCAATTCAAATCTTGAGCCTGGACAAACTGACGTAATGTCGCTTAAGCACTCTGTCTTATTTCAGAACATGTTAACAGCTACTGGAGGAGATAAGCTTGACTTATGATAAGAATTAAAGGCGACATAAGAAAAGAGTTTGAAAATGCTAGTAAGAAAATAAAAGATGATATCTTTGCTAAGACTATAACTGACCTTAAGGCTAATACACCGGTTGATACTGGAGAGGCGCGTGAAGGTTGGATAAGAGATAAAGATACTATTATAAATAATGTTGACCATATTGAGTTTTTAAATAAGGGCTCTTCTCAACAAGCTCCAAAATATTTTATTGAAAAGACGGTGTTAGCACAAGAAGGCTTGAAGTCTCGTGGAACAATCGTAAGGTCTAACTAATGACCGTCACATGCCCACCTACCCAGGTGGGCTTTATTTTGAAGGAGAAGTATTATGGCAGGTGTAGCAATAGATTTTGAAACAAAAGGAGCAGCAGTCACAGAGAAGCAACTCTCTGGAATTGAGAAAGCGCTTTCTAAAATAAAAAATGGCTCAATATCAACAAAAACAGCGCTTAATGGTGTTGGATCAGGGACTGCGGGTATAAAAGATATAAACAGAGAGGCTAAAAAGACTGGAACCTCTCTGAAATCAATGGGTTCAGAGGGAAAGACAGCTCTGGATAAGACTTCACAATCTGGCAAAACTACTGCAGGCATCTTAAATAAGGTAGTAAGAACAGCGAGTCTTCTTGGTGGTGCTTTCTTAGCTATTAAGGGAACTACAGCACTAACTAAGATGGCGGATGATCTCACTAGTATACAGAACAAATTGAGATTAGTTACTGAGGGTTATGATGATCTGATTCGTACACAGAATAAGCTATACAAGTTATCCAGAGAGACAAGGTCTGATCTGGCTTCTACAACTGCATCTTACGCAGGGCTCACTAAGGGTCTTGAAAGATACGGACTTTCGCAAAAACGAATAATGGATATCACTAAGACTATTCAGAAACAGACAGCTATGTCTAGTGGTTCAGTTGAGTCCAAAAAGGCAGGTTTAGTGCAGTTGGGACAGGGTCTTACTTCTGAGTTGAGAGGGCAAGAGCTTAGATCAGTATTCGAGCAGTTGGATTACATGAGCTTCAAGATGCAAGAGCACTACAAGATGGGTGTGGGCGGTCTTATGAAGTATGCTGAAGGTGGTAATCTTGCAGGTATGGAAATAGTCAGAATGTTTGAAGCAATGGCTGATGGTACTGAAAAAGACTTTAATAGATCTGCAATAGCTGTGTCAGCAGCATTGTCTCAGATGAAGAATGCTTTCGCATACTTTTTTGGTGACATAAATAGTCATTACGGTATCTCACAAAGAACCTCCGAGAATATCATAAGATTCACAAATAATCTTGATGGTTTGAGTTTTAAGCTAACCAGTCGTTTGTATATTGTGACTCAAGAAATCCGTAACTTTTTCATGGAACTGGAGGCTTTTAGTGCATTCGATTTGACAGTAAAGGCAATGCTTAACTTGGAAATCTCTCCATTTGATTTTCTTGAAAAGAGAAAGGAGTTGAAGAAGATTAAAGGTTACATTGACTCTTTTAATGGTTTCATAGGTAAATTTAATCTAAATGCTGTGACCAGTAATATTCTTCCAGAAGAAGATGTAGATAATGCAACAAAAAGTTCGAGCAGATTGAAAGAGAAGCTCATTGATCTGGTTAGCATAGTACCACCGATGTTTAGTGCAATAGCTATAACAATAAAGAATCTTTTATCCCTAATGCCTTCGCTGGTTGCACCTGTAATAGATTATACTTCAGAAGTAAAGCGAGCAGTAGTGAGCCTCTACGCTGACATCAATAAGAGTATGTTTGATGCTATGATGCCTATAGTTAGGAGAGCAGAGGAAATATTTGGTTTCTTAAACTTCTTTACCACACTAAAAGATACGCGATTAGAGAACACCTGGGTAAGACTTTTTAAATCAGACAGTTTAGTAGAGTTTAGAGAGAATTTACTTTCGCTTAATAAGTTAAGATCGTCGATGAAGCTAGACGATAAGCAATTTATCTATGAGGAGAAAATCACTAGACCATTAAAAGGTGTATTACGCTCTATGCGTAATGTATTAATTAGTGTAGGTTTAGTTGAAAATAAGTTAATAAGAATACATGATGTAAGGCTTGATCGAATCGTACTCTACTTTAAAAATATTGCTAAAGTACTTTCCAGGATTTTTAGTGATATCATAGCTCCAAATCTTACAAAGATACAAATAAGGCTAAATGCTATAATAGCACCAATAAGTAGAGCACTTCTAGATGCATTCGGTAACACTTTTAATGAACAGACAGGTAGAGCAACTGCTGAGGCTTTTGTAAATGGTATAGTACTTATTTTCAAAGGATTGAAGTATGCAGTATCTGCATTATTTACTGGCACTTTAGATTTTAGCAGTCTCTTTAAAGATATAAATGAGCTTGATCTGGCTTCTAATTTTGTTAAAGGGCTGTTCAGTATCACCAAGAGTTTAGCTAATTTCGTTAAGGGTTTCACTAGCCAACTAGTTATAGAGATTTTCCCAAGCCTAGATGATAATAGTTTTGAGAAGGCATTTAAGGCTTTTTTTCTTACATTAGCTAAGATTGAGGAGATCGCTAAAGCAACATTAGGTAGAGTGCTGTCTGTAGTCACCCGTTTTGGTGATGCCGTAAAGGAAGTCTTTTGGAATATCTGGGATAAGGTTGTAGGTCATTCATACTGGCCAGATACTATGGAAGGAATATTAGATAGTACGAGAGATCTAGATAGCGTAATTCCAAAGATAGAGAATTTCGGTAAAAGAGTTTTAGAGTCTTTTAGTAAGATATTTAAGTATACAAGAGACTCCTTATCACAAGGCACTGATATTTTTCAGGTCGTAGTAGATAGCTTCGCTGATATAGAATGGGGTGATGTGTTAAAGAGATTAGCAACTAATCTTGGTGCATCTCTACTGGCTGCTATCATGTTTGTATTTGGAGGAGCTAAGCTTAAGTTTGCAGCTGCTGCTTACTTTTCTTCGACATTCGTATACGCCATAGGCGAGTCAATGTCAGCTATTGGTCCTGCTATGGCTAATTTCCTTGGTGCTTCAATGGCCGTTATGGGAGCACGTATTGCTGAAAGTATGTTGAGAGCTTTTGATGCTGTTCTGTTGATAGCACCTAAGTTCCTAGTTGGCTTTCTAGATGGACTATCACCAATCACTGGTTTATTTGATGATATTTTTGGTATGATTTCATCGCATGTTGCAACCGTAACAACTTTACTCTTATCTATACCACATAAATTAGGTGTTATCGCGTTGTATGCTAAGAATACCGTTGTTCAAGCAATCATGGCTATGGGGTTAGCATATGCAATATTTGCAAAGAAAGGCTTCAAGACCATAGGTGAACTGATATTTGGAAAGAAGAAGAATGATGGGACAAGAAGCAAGAAAAGTGTGATGGGTTATTTTAATAGCATATTTCCCTCGCCCACAATACTTGGAAGGGCCATTGCTGCTATGGCAAGCCCTGCTCTAGCTGTGGCTGCTGGTCTCATTTTTGCATCTATAGGATTTGAGAGCGTATCCTTTCTTGATGCTGCACTTGTTGGTGGTCCTTTGCTGCTGTTCGCATTTCTTGGACGTAACAGAGGTGCTGCAGTTATTAGAGAGATAATCGCATTTAGTGGGCGACTCTTTAGGGACGTTGTATTTATGGCTGGAAGGTACATTGGAGCGAGAACAGGGCTAGATGCAGTCTTCTCTAATTTGTTTACTCCAGGGCCAAGAGTAGTAAGTCGAGCTAGACAAAGATTAAGAGGAACAACAAGACTACTTGGTCAAGAGTTGATGCGTAGTTTTATGTCTCTAAGAGCGAACATAGCTGCATATGCTGCCGGTACTTTATCATTAACTGATATCTTCAGTAATCAGACAGGAAGACGCTCGCTGCTAGGTATGCGTTTCAACAATTTCATGTCGGCTGCCTTAAATATGACAGGCCATCAAGCTGCTATAACTACTGCTTTCAGAAAATTAAGATTTGCAATAACATTAGGCATACTGGATCTGCAACTTGTTTTCTCTGCATTAAGCGCAAGACTGATGGGTTCCGGTGTTATCGCAAGTGTCAAGGCGATGTTTGCCAAGTTAACTAGTCTATTTATTGCAGGATTCGGATTACTAAGAAGGACAGCATTATCTAAATGGATAATGGTGGGTAGTGTATTCACTATTGCCTATTTTGGTCTTAGTAGCATCGCTAATGCAGCAGGTAGCGTCAGTGACGTGATGTCTGAAGCTGGAACCGCTGCTATGGGTTTTTCAAAGTCATTATTAGCTATAACAAGCTTAATATTAGCGCTAGGTGTTGCTGCAAAAGGTTTAGTAATATTTTCTAGTGCAAAATCAGAATTCACAGCTGCAACAGGTATAACAGGACTTCAAGCGACATTAGCAGGACTTGCAGGGGTTACGGGTGCAGTTAGTACCGGCTTCAGAAATATAGGGAGAAGCGCTGGAAATGCTTTTAGAGGTATGTTAGGTGCTATCGCTAGGCCGGCGGATATGTTGCTCTGGATGAATAATACCTTACACCTCTTCCAAGGTAGATTGAGGTTGAGTGCTGTTCAGTTGGCTAGTTTAACCAGAGCTACAACTACATTTAGACTAGCCTTAATATCGCTTAGCTTTAGTAGCTTTCTGACAGCTATGACAGGTTTTATGGAGATCTTTAAATCATTAGGTGTGCTTCTTAGAGTTACATTAGTACAAAGCTTTGCTGTATTTGGAAGAGCAGTTTTAGCCACTGGCGCACTGTTTGCTCCACTTATAAGTGTAGTATCCTCCCTTGCAAGCGCACTTATGCTCAAGCTAGCTGTAGGGTTGGGCTGGGTCATTGGTGCATTAATGTGGTTGATAAAACCAATTCTAATAATTACGGCAGCGATATCTGCAATAGGTGTAATAGGCTTGTGGTTATTTGGTCCAGATGATAAGTTCCTAAATAATCTCGAGTGGGCTTATGATAAGATAAAAGGTATATTTGGTGCGGCACCTAAATCAGCTACAGGTAGATTTCAAAAGATAGTTAAGAGTCTACCTGAGAGTTCTGTTGGTGGCGAAAGGGTTAGTTTTGTAAAAGACTTCCTAAAGATAGATTTTGATGAGATGTCTTCTAGTCAATTTAATGTATTGGAAGAATCTTCTAAAGCCACAAAAGATGCCTTAAATGCACTGGAAGCATTATTTATAAAGCAAGGTGAACTCACTGATGCTCAAATTGCAGAACGTGAGAGAATTATAAAAGAACAGCACGCTATTAACTTAAAGATGCCTGAAAAGGGAAAGCAAACTTATAGCGGGCTTATTGATGGCGTGACAGAACGTATTCTAGAAGTAGATAACTCAATGTCATCTGTCTTTCTTCGAGCGCTTGGGATGACACCAGATATAAAGATGACTGCAAGCGAATTAGCAAGACTGAATAGTTGGATAGGTAAGCTAGGTAAGACTGCCAAGGATGTGATTAAAGAAGGCAAGGCTACGCCTACAGTTGAGAGAATAGCTACTGATCTTTTTAACTTGAAAACTGCTCTACCTTGGAGAGGAGAAATCACAGCAGTTGTAAGAGCACTCATAGCTTTGCCTAGAGAAATAGAGAAGATAGCGGATAAAAATCGGGATAAGAGAGATGTAAGTGGAAGCTTATTTGCAGAGCTTTTTAGTGGTAGCATAGACAAGCCTACTGAAGATGAGCAGCAACGTGCTAAAAGGTTAAAGGATGCCACAAGTAAGGTTGCAAAATATAGCAGCTATCTGCCACAAGAGGATGATGAGCTTTTCAGGAACACAGTAAAGCAAGTAGAGGAGTTACAGCTTCTCTTTAAACAAGCTGAGAGAGGCTATAAGAAGTATGAGCAGAAGATGAGTCGAGAGGAGTACTTTAAGCTATTCGACTATGATAAGATAAAAGAAGCCCTTGATAAGAGCTTTGACCTGCTAGAACTCAGAGCTGAAACATTACGTAGAAAGACTGAGAACTTGTTTAAGTACGAGAAAATCAGTAATGAGTTTAAGAATCTTGCGGGTAGTCTTGAAGGCATTGTAGATATAGGTAAAGATGGCTCTAAACTTTTTGCTAACTTTAAAGAATCTGCTGTCCTTAAAAATATGGTCGATACTCTCTTGAGACTCAGAGAGATGAAGCCACCAACATATGAAGGCAGAGTTAAGCTATTAATAGACCAAGAGAATCTAGAAAATGATATAAAGATGATGGTGGAGAGGATAAACTCCAGTAAAAGTTTAGCACTGAGAGTCGCCTTTGATACCAAGGCAATATCGAAAGGCATATCTGAAGCAGCCTTAAATCGTGCCTATATCTCACAAAATGCCAGTGCCAAGCAGACATTCAGTATGCAACGCACAGATAGTATGTTATTTAAGAAGTTTGCGAATCCAATAGAGACAATGGTGAGCAAGACAACTGATGAGATCATTAACCTAGAGAAGAGAATAAAGGACTTGCCATTAGATGCAAAAGCAGAAGAGGGTGCAAGATTAAGAAATGAATTAAAATTACTATATAACTCTCTTAATGCTCAGCTATCAGATGGTGTATGGCTTGACAAGTTAAACAATGATCTTCAGGCTATAGGTGCGCCGATACTGACTGATATTACTTATGCATTTTCAGGAGAAGCTGAGCTCAATAGACACAAATCCCTGCTAGATAGCGTTGAAAGTAAGATGTATGATATAGCGACTACAATGCTTTTTCCTATTGATCCTTCTATAGAAAAACGTCAGGCAGACTTAAGAGAGCTAATTGCTCTTCAAAATAATTTAAAGATAAGCGGGATTATACTCAAAGCCACTACAGCTGAAGGTATAATGGGTACTTCTACATCTAATCTTGGAAAAGGCAATTTACTCCAACAACTTACCAATGTCGAAATGCCGACTATTGTTGGCGCTAGAGGTAAGCAAAAAGAGTATAATGAACTATTAACTAAGAAGTTAAAGCTTGAAAGTGAGATAGCTTCTCTAAATGATCCCAGCTTCAACTCGCCACTAAGTCAGAAAGGTATAGACACAAAAGCAGCAAGCCTTTATAAAGAGTTATTACAAGCCGAAAAAGCAATATCAGAAATGAGTAAGGTAGACGATAAGGTTAAAGATTTAGAGTTAACATTCTCAAAGCTTCTCAATACTCTTGGTGATACAGGCATTGCAATTAGTGATCTATCATTTTCCAGACTAACTGTACCACTGCAGAGAGAGCTAATAGCACTAGGTGGAGCTCTTGCTGATATCAATGATAAAATAACAAAAGCAGCTATCAGTGGCACAATTGGTAGTGAGCTCAATGCATTAATCGAGAGCAGGACTGCTAAGCTCAAAGCCGCTGGAACTAAGATGCTGAAGGCACTATACAGTACAGGTAATGGGTTACTGGAGGCTTTTAAGAGAATAGGAGTTGAGAGTATAGATTCTGCTGTGGCACTATATGGTACACAAGAGGGTAGAGGAATTATACTACTCGATGCTGAAATAAAGAGCCTAGAACTCGCCAATAGCTATGAAGGCGACATAGATCAGTTCTTTGCAAGGTTAGGCAATATTTCTAAACTCACTAAACTTAAAGGAATGGTCTCTTTCTTTGAAGAGATGCGTACTCAAACTACTGCAGCTTTGACTAATGGCGCAAAGACCGCATATGAGAATATAAAGAGTATTCTTGGTGATAATACCTTAGAGTTTACTACATACCTTAAACTACCCTCAGACATTAAGCAGAGACTTAAAAGAGAAACAGCGGATCTAGGTATTCTGACAAAAGCTGCTGATCTTAACGATCTTGACCCTAAGTATAGAGCTGTTCTAGAGGAGTTTAAAACAGGTAAATCTGCTGCAGATGTATTAGCAAAATTTAAAGAGCAATTCAACTTTGACCTTAAAGACCTTCTCAAGTCACCTACTGAAAAATTAGCAGGCACTATTGAGAGACTTGCTGATGTACTCACCAATTGGGTAAATGCTCCAGCATTTAATGGCGGTGTGCAAGGTACGTATGGGATTGACGAAAAGAAAGCTCCACAAACTGGAGCGCAAACTGAAACACGTAATAATGAGGGCATGTCATCTGAATTTCATGAGGCGACACTCAAAGCCGGAGAAAAGCTTAAGCTGCTAGGTGTTGATTCTATAGAGAGTGTGTATGATAAGTTAATAGCTAATCTTGCGCTAACTGGACAAGGTCTTGATAAAGGTGTTGCTGCTCTTGCAGGTAAAGAGCGTCTAACAAGGCTTAATGCAACTGCAAGAGCTATTTACGACGAGCAACAAAAGCGTGATGAATTAATGACAGCAGGGCTCTACAGCGAAGCAGCGGTTAGGCAGTTGGCTATAGAGGATCTAAAAGAAGGTCTATCTAACTCAATAGCTGCCATAACTTATGCAGGAGAGGAAGCAAAACAAGCTGGAGTTCAGTTTAACTCCTCATTAGCTCAAGGATTCTCATCTGCTGTAGGTGATCTGATGAGAGGTAAATCTGATGAAGATGAGTCAGTATTCACCACCTTTCTTAAGGGTTTAGCTAATAGCTTTACTGATAGTGTCATCAATACTTTCACGCAAAGTATAGCTTCTAAGTTAATGGGGCCAGACTCCGATATGGGTAAAATACTAAAAGATCTTGGTGAGAGTATATTCAATATGTTATCTGATATATTCAAGTCAATACAATCTGCAATGGCCGATGGTGGAGGGCCAGGCATTGGTAGCATATTGTTTAAAGGTCTAATGTCAATCGGCTCAGCTTTTGCTGGCGGTGTATCATCTGCCACTACATCATCAGGCGCAGGTCTAATAGATTTGAAGGGCATGAATTGGGGTGGTCGAGCGGAAGGTGGCCTTATAACCGGTCAAGGTACAGGCACTTCTGACAGTATCCTTACATGGCTCTCTAACAGAGAATTCGTAGTTAATGCTAAATCAACTAAGAAATTTCTACCACTACTTGAGAGAATAAACTCAGCTAAGAAATTCGCTAAGGGTGGCTTAGTGGGTGGCCAGTTGTCAATGCCTTCTGATAGTACAATTACAAAGTCTAATGGCAATTCAAGCAGAGGACAACAAGTAATAAATCTAACTATAACTGGCGATATATCTCGTCAGACTAAATCTGAAATATTCAAAATGCTGCCTACTATCGCTAATGGTGTTAATGCTCACAATAGAGAGAAAGGCTATAAATAATGTTAAAGGGGCAGGCGAAATACCTGCCCCTTTAAGGAGAAATATATGAACTACGGTATACTAGATAAGCCGCTATCTGATGGCGGAGTAGTAATCGCAAGATTTGTCGCACCATTAAGTATTAGAAGTAACAAGCCTTCATTTATATCAGACTCAATGTCATTAAAACGAGTTGTTAGTGAAAGACCTGCGCAACGTTGGGAGATCACCACGAACCTTGAGCCACTGACATCCTCAGCAAACGATTTATTTGTAATGTTAGTTACAACTGGTTTAACCTCCATACTAAATATTCTAGTTCCACAAAATATAGGGGTAATAAGAGAGCGAGAGCTTGGTTTCAATGCTGATGCTGTAGCTCAAGGTAATCTTGATGCGAGTACAGTAGTCCTCACGACATTCACCGATATCCCTAAGGGAACATTTATCAAATTCGAAGGACAAAATAAAGTGTATATGACAACCACAGATAAAAACTATGCTAGTGGCGCTACAGTTGGCATATATCCACCATTAAGAGCGACTGTCAGCTCTAGTACCCCGTTTAAATGGCAAGATGATGTAGAGATGCGTGTTTTTCTAGACAACGAAACCGCTATTGGTATGTCCTTCACAGATGGTATTTTAATGGATAATGGTGAAGTAAGATTTGTGGAGGCACTATGATACAATTAAATGACAAGATAATAGAGTATATGAGAGGAGCTAATACCTCAACCTTCCTGTGTATAGGCATATTAGCACTGGATGAAAGTATTGAGAACATCCATATGACTACTTTCTATAGAGACTTAGTAATAGATGGACACACATACTACTCATCTGGCGCTATTGTAGGGGCAGATAAACCTCAAATGTCATCCACGGTTGATCGTAGCTTGTATAAAGTAACGCTTGCTGATCCAAATAGCGAGTTCAGTCAGTTATTTGATAAAGGCATGACAGGCGCCTCTGCAACAGTAAGCATAGGGCTTGTAGACGAGACTACAGGTCTTCCTGATCTTACTAACTTCTTTATTGTATACAAGGGCGTGGTGGAGAGCTACGAGTCAGCAATAGACACAAATACTGAAGGAGAGAATCTCTTTACAATAACTTTCTCTAATCTCATGGCGTCATTAGACGACTCTGGTCCTTATTATACAAGCAAAAGCTTCATGAGTGAGTTAGATATTGAAGATACTGCATATGATCTGATTTATGAAGGTTCAGAAAGCATCACTTTAAAATGGGGTAAGGACTGATGGGTATATTCAGTATATTATTTGTAATTGCTTCTGTAGTATTTAGCGTAACCAGCTCTGTAATTGCTGCAAAGAAAGCAAGAAGGGCTAAAAAGAAAGCGGAAGCTGAAGCCGATGCAAGAAAAGGATTTGAAATTGTAGTAGATGGTGAGATTAGGGCACTTCCTATAATCTATGGCAGAGCTAAGGTAGGTGGTGTTCGTACATTTCATAAAGTAATCAATCGTTACGAAAATTACATAAGCAATGCTGATAAAGTCTTTGAACCAGGTCACCTTACTGTTGGTACACGGTCTGATAAGCCTGTCTATTTAATCTTTGACCAAGTATTGTCAAAAAGAGAAATAACAACATTTTATGATTTTATTATAGATGATAATTTCAGTTACGATTCACCAGAAATTCATGACAGCTTTAAGATAGAGGCCTACTCAGGTATAACGCCTACTGCTTGTAATTTTATGTCAGCAACCTGTCCAGAGCGATCCACAGCCAAATTTACAGGCGCCTCCCATATAACAGTAGGTGCACGGTTGAATCGTGATGACCCTCAATTCAATGGCGTCCCTGATGTAGTGATGTTTGTTGAAGGCTGCAGAGTTAGGCCTATAGTGGGTGGTGTACTACAGGAACCAGTGTATAGCAATAACCCAGCGCTAGTTCTCTTAGATTATCTTACAATGGAAAAGGGTATTCCAATTGAGAGCATTGATTTAACCTCTTTTGAAGCCGCTGCTGCTGTATGTGATAAGATTGTTAGTGATGTACCAAGACCTGTTTCAGGCTCTATCTGGCAACCTAAAGATGGAATCCGAGAGATAAGAGAGAGGGATATACCTTTATATGAAGCTAATCTGATGCTAGATACCTCTAAACCTTATCGAGAGAATATTCAAGAAATTCTGGAAACAATGGGTGACGCTATTCTTGTATGGTCTCAAGGTAGTTACAAGCTATTGCTTCAGTACCCCGGCGTGGACAATGCTGGTATTATAGTTTCAGATATTATCACAGAAGATCGTATAGTACTTGGAGAGGACATTTCAATAAAGTGGCCAACAGCAGATGAACGGTTAAACAATGTACTTGTACGTTTCAATAATGAAGCTATTGACTTTGAAGAAGATACAGTCTCCTGGCCATATAAAACTGACTCAGACATTTATGTAGGTACTGGAGGTAAGAGTTTTAAAGCTTCTATTGGTTTCGGTAGTAATGAAAATGGAACATTTTTTGGTGATTACGGTATTAATACCGGAGCTAGTACGTTAGATATCTCATGGTCATTTATTGCAAAAACCACGGGAACATATACTTTAAAAATGCTAGCAAGTCTGTATGGCACGATCTCTATCAACGGTGTCTCCTTGACACTCCCAGAATACCAATGGTTTGAAGAGCAATTTGCACACTCAGGTGATGGTGGTGATTATTATAATAATGTACTTGTAACTGTTGATGCTCCTATAATAACAACTGTAGATTTGCAAGAGAATGTAGAGTATACCATAACTGCAACAGCAGGGATCGATCTCCCTGATAATTCTATTTGGGGTGTTACAATAGCAAATATTGCAGGAGCACTCATTGGCCCCAATAACATTGTCGCCTGGTCTACTCGAAGCATTGCTTATGATGGTTATGAGCTTGTTCAACGAGATTCCACTGTATATAAAGCGATGTTAAAAGAGGACAATAATGTTGCTTTAGAGGCTGATATTAGCTTTAACGGGATTACAGATTACTACCATGCCTTAGCTAAAGCAGAAGAAGAAGTTAGAATGAGCAGGTCAGCCTTTACTATAAAATTTACCTACCACTTTGAGGATAAATATCCTGAACCAGGGGATATTGTTGAAATGTCAGCCAAGGATATTGGTCTGGGACAGGAAGGACCAGTATATATTCGTATATTAAATATAGAGGTGGTGAGTGACAGGGCGGTAACTGTTGAAGGCGTCAGATTTGACTGGACGCAGTTAGCTTGGAATGTAAACGATAACGAGTACCCAAGACCATTCACAGCTTTTAGCTCTATCATACCCGCACCAGCGTATCTTAGCTATGTTCCAGGAGTATCTAGCGTAATTAATGCACCCGGATATTTGACTTGGACAGAAGTATACGATAGTCGAGTTGTTGAATATGTACTATATATGCAGATAGAGGGTGAAGAAATATGGCAAACATTAGGCTCATCTTCAAACGAGCGTTATGATTTACCCAATCTTGTAGAGAATGTTGTCATGTTCGGTGTACGCTCACGCACGATAACAGGCTCCCTATCAACAATGACAACAACAGCTGTTGTCAGTTTAGAGAGGCCAATACCGCCAGCTCCAGTTTTTATTAGTGCAGAAGTAGGTGGGGAGTACTCAAATACCGTAAAGATAACGTGGGAAGTACCTGAACTAAGACTTGATGGTACTGCATACAATGATCATTTATTTACGAGTCTTTATGTGGCGGCATCTGATGACTTTGATGAATCAAAGAAAGTTGCAGATGTATATGATTATAACTTTCACGAGTATGCACCTTCAATTTCAGGTATGCGCTATTACTGGTTACAGAATGTAACCGAGCTAGGCGTTAAGTCTCCGGTGACAGCTTTTACACACAGCATGTTAGATGATTGGGCTGCAGATGGAAAACTTACTGGTGAGGAGAAGCGTGCTTTCTTCTATTATTGGTCTGAGCGATTAGTAGAGTACTTATCTATGATGACTCAGTCAGATATCTACGAAGGAACTGAACTATCATCACTTGAGATTGCATTTGTCGCATGGGGAACTTATCTTAATAATGAGATGGGAGATTCACCCATAGTAGCGTGGATACCGCCTCCAAGTTATGACGTCTCTGAAGAAGCACTACCACTGCTACTAAGGCCAAGTCAAATGGGTAAGACTTCGAATGTAGATAGAGTAGAATTCAATAACTATGCTCAAAGCTATTTTGAAGCACTATTACTCTCACAAGAGTTGCTTGACCTAGCAGTAGAGACTCGGATATATCTCACCAATACTGTCACAAATATAGCGCAAGCAGACGCCGACAACGCCTTAAACTATCTAGAAGATTGGGCTTCAGATGGTATTTTCTCTGTGGATGAGAAGACTACGTTTTTGAGTGGGTGGAAAGATAGGATTATAGAGTATTCTAATTACAAAGCACTGGCAGACACCCAAGAGATAGCTACTTCTGGATTAACCTCTGCAATAAATGCTTGGGGCACTTATCTTAATGGTGGGGTAGGTTGGGATGTAACTTCTAATACAACACCCTCTTGGCTCACTTCTGCTACATCACAAGCTATAAATAAAGTAGATTTTGTTAACTTTGCAGAAGTGTATTTTTCAGCATTAACTGCAATAAAGATAAATACAGCTGATGGTATTGGTGGTTCAATTGATTTCGCATTGAAAGATGCAGCTAACGCTAATGCAACACTTGAGGAGTGGGCAGCTGATAGTTGGTTTACTGTTGACGAGAAACGCAGAATGCAAGACGGTTGGTATCAAAGATCAGCTGAGTATCTTGAGGTAAGAGCGCGTGCAGCTATTCTTGAACTAGATAACAGTGCTGAGTATGGTATGCTGTATACACGATTTAAAGAATGGGGTACTTATTTAAATAATAGTATTAATTGGGAACCTTCAGTCAAGCTACCATCATACCCACCCTCAAATGAAAATCTACCGCTATGGATACAGGATGAACAAATAACTACATCTACTAGTCTGGACGACAGATCAGAATTTATTAACAAAGGTGTGTATTACTTTGATGCGCTCATTGAGTTAAAAACGCTGATAGATGGCCAAGTAGATGATAATATTGTAGAGGCAGGTATAGCATCACAAGCTATACTTAAGAGTATAGTGTTTAAGCGTAGCGTCAGTCAACCGGAGAAACCAGGAGACGCTGAAGGTAGTTATGACTCTCCTACTCCAACAGGTTGGTCAGACGGTATACCTCCTCAAACATCCCCTGCTACGCCATTGTGGGCATCCACTCGTATATTCACATCATCAGGTGAGCCACCGCATCAAGCCTCATGGACCACAACTGAGAAGATAGGAGATGTTTCAAGTAGCGTGCGTCATGTGTTTTCTGTAAACGGCACGTATTCGACTGTAGCATCAGGAGATAACTACTGGCATGTTATGCCTGCTGTCAATGATGTCTATATGGCTACTCAGACCAGTGACAATGGTGGTGCTTCTTGGACAGAGCCGGTAACAGGAAAAGTAAAGATCAAAGGAGAGCAGGGTATAGCCGGTAACGCCATAACCGGAGTGACTAATCGGTATTCTATTAGCAATAGTTCAAGTTCTCCTGGTACGTGGTACTCTGCTGTACAAACCCCTACTAAATTAAAACCATATCTATGGAACAGGGAAACGGTAACTTTTACTACAGGGAGTACAACAACTGACCCACGTGTTATTGGCATGTATACTGAAGATGGTGCAGTTGGTAAAGGCATCTCTTCTATAAAGGAATACTATGCAGTAAGTAACTCAACTAATGCTCCTACAACTGGATGGGTTTCACCACCAACCGCTATACCTACTACTTCAACTACAAGCAAGTATTTATGGAACTATGAGGTAATTACTTATACAGACACTACTACAAGCTCTACTACCAAAAGAATAATAGGAACTCACGGCGATACTGGACCAGCGAGTAACGGTATATCAGGAGTGGTGAACTATTACAAGCTCTCTTCTAGCGGAACTAGCGCGCCGTCTACTTCCAATCTAACGGACTGGGGCACAGGCGTACTTACTCCGACCACAAGCTTGCCGTTTCTATGGGCTTTTGAGTACGTAACCTATACGATTAGCAGCACACCATATAAGAGTACTCCTCAAGTAATTGCTAAGTATGTAACTGATGGTGCTCCAGGTAGAGGTATACTTTCTATAAAAGAAAAGTATGGAGTATCTAGCAACGCTTCTACACAACCAACAGTGTGGGTTGACAAACCCCCTGTTATGAATAGCACTACCAGTAAATATCTTTGGAACTATGAGATAATAACCTATAAAGATCCTACTAGTACAGAGAATACTACCAAAAGAATAATAAGTGTATACGGTGATACTGGAGATGACGGTGCAGGTATAGAGTTTATCTTTTGCAGAGTTGCTAATAGTACGCCACCCAAAACTCCAACCAGTGTAGGCGGAAGTTGGACAGCTGATCAGCAAGGTGTAAGTGAAGCGTTTCCATACGAGTACATGTCCAAGCGTACAAAAGATACAGGGTCTAGTACATGGAGTAGTTATACTTCACCAAAGTTATGGGCAACGTACTCAGCACCTACTATTAGTATTACAGGTGTGGACAACTATTACAAGATTCTCGCTGAGCCAAATCCTGCAAATGTAACAACCGCTATGGTAGGTACAAGTAAAATAGTACCCACTCCAACTGCTTTGTTACCCTATCTCTATAACTATGAGAAAATAACTTATACATCAGGAGATCCAACGGTTACCCCTCCATCTATAATTGGGACATATTCTGCAGATGGTAGAGGTATAAGTAGTATAGTTGAACAATATGCAATAAACAATTCGACTACTGCGCCTCTTGATGGAGCTTTCACTGATGATTTACAATATACGAATCAAGACAACAGGTACTTATGGAATCGTGAGAAAATAACCTACACAGATTCAGCTACTCCCGTCTATTCAAGCAAAAGAATAATAAGTATTCATGGTCAGGATGGCAAAGATGGCCCTGGTGTTGAGTTTGTATTCAAACAGAGCATCACCAATGGCGTAGCGGCTATCACATACCCTGTTGGAGGTACATCTACAGATACATATAAAGCAACTGCAGGTTATGTTCCAGACGGATGGTCAGATGATCCTCAAGGTGTAAGCGCTATAAACCGTTATGAGTTTGCAGCCAAACGTACTAAGGTAGACGGCGACTGGCAGCCATTCTCTACACCTATCTTGTGGTCCACATTTGCAGAAAGTGGTGAAAATTCTGTAGTAGCTATTCTAACCAATGAAGTACACACTTTCTCGGCAGCAGTAGACGGTACTGTAACAGACTATAATGACAGCGGTACGCTTATATACATGTATGACGGTACTACTGCCATGGACTACGTATCTGGTACATTCTCTACTAGCGGTAACACGTCCACGAACACGTCCACAACAACACTAGCGAATGGTAAATGGCGAATAGTATCTTTCGTAAAATCTAATATAAGTCCAGCCACTCCTACTGATGGCGGAGCATACGCAAATGTAACCAGCAATATACTCATGTCGGCGGATACTGCTAGTGTGACGTATAACCTGGCAGGTACAACCTTTGCAGGTAAGCCGGCAACTGCAACTAAGGTAATGACATTTAGTAAATCCAAGGCAGGTATAGACGGAGGTAATGCATCTCGAGTGCAAGTTATCGCATCTAGTTATACGTTTACTTTTAAGGATAATGTTCTTGATCCAAGTGACCAAGGCAATATAACAATAACGCCTGTTGTATACGGTGATATTGGCATATTTGTATGGAGCAACGATGGTGAGTTGTCTGCTTTTACCAGCGGCTACTTATCAACAGTATCAGCAAAGACACTTACAGTGGCTGATTTTGGTAGTAAAAAACACCTAACAATATCTTTAACAGGTTATCCAGCTGATGGAAGTAGTGCAGTTAGAGATGAAATCACTATTATTAGGTTGGATCAGTCTACCGCTTCAGCTGGTGCAGATAAGAGCAGTGAGGTGTTTGGTATAGACAAGCTGGCATGGCGATCCGAGGTAGGTGATGGGCAAATAACCTCAATATCTCCTGGAAAAATTTCA